ACCATCTATTCTAACCTTGCCAGTAAACTCCCAGGCATTACCTCCAATATTTCTTGTATTACAAGCGAGGTAATCATATGTTGGAATTAAACGATCAAACTTCTTGCCATCTAATACCTTTATGCAGGACTCAATAAGATCCTCTAGTCTACGTGGAAGTATTTCTGTACTCCAACCAACTGCAATACCACTAATACCGTTTAATAGAACTAGCGGGACAAGCGGTAAGAAGTTCTTAGGTTCAAGAACAGATCCGTCATAGTTTTCTTTTAGTGGTATAATATCGTAGTCAGGATAGATCAATGCTTCTGTTATACTGTTCTTTTTAAGATAGGTATAACGAGGTGCACCCCAATCTGTAGGCCCTACTTTGGTACCAAACGCACCAATACCTTGTAGGAATGGAACATTGTTACAGTAGGTAGCAGCCATTAGACTCAGTGTATCAGCAGCACTAGCATCACCGTGTAGGTAGATATTGCTAGATATAAGTTCTCCGGCAAGTGAAATGGTTTTAATCTTATCACTCTTTGGCTTAATAACAAACAGAGCCTTACGCTGTGCATCCTTTAATCCGTCTGCAATACTTGGAATGCCACGATTCTGACAGGTATAGATACTGAATTCTCTTGAACTATCTAGAATATACTGCGTTGGTGATAACTTAGTCTTTGTTGCCATTTAAACTAATCCATTCTTTACGATCGTCTGCACGAGTGCCATTAAAAATCAAGTCAAGTGCTTCACTTAACTTACCGTCATCTGTGATAGGAATCAATTGCGGATTACTAAGACTGAACGTCCAATCCTCTTCCTCAAGACTGCCTAGGCCTTTTGCTCTTGTTGGCTTCGGACAGTTCTTCCAATCCTTAGGATCATACTCGTGATAATTGTGAGCATACCAGTAGTGACGCTTCTTACCTTTTTCTTGAATAATAAACGGTGTTTGGAACGCATAGAAGAATGGTTCTTGATTGGGATCAAACAACTCCGGCCAATACAGGTAAAAGAAGTTGATCAACAATGCTGTAATGTTAGCACCGTCTGGATCTTGATCCGCTGCTAGATATACTTTGCCATAACGTAAATCATTACGTATAGCCTTTTGTCCAAGCACACACCCGATACTGGTCATAAGATCTTGTATGATTTGATTCTCAACTATTACCTTTGGTGCTTCACCACGTACGTTTAGAATTTTACCACGTAGGGGTAGAGCCCCATGTACTTCTGGATCTCTAACTGCGGATATCATACCCTTGGCAGAATCACCTTCTGTAATAATAAGAATACATTGCTGTCTATTACGACCGTTAGCATCGAGTAGCTTTGGCACTTTGTTACGCATAAGTTTACGGCCAAGTTTTGCAAGTTCGGCGGTATCTTTCTTCTGTGTTCTAGCAGCACAACGCTCATAGATCTCATCAATCCAACTCTTGTACTTCTTAATAATATCTTTGAATACGTTCTCATCATCAAAGTATGTTTTGATGTAAGTATCAACATCTTCGTTAATAAGTCTTGTCTTTGACTGTGAATCAAAGTTTGGTGCAAACATAGTTGTTACATTATAGATTAACAGTCCTTCTGATATATCAGAACGATTTGGCGTTAATCCTCTTCTTTTGCTTTCTCTTTCAAGGGCTTTTATCAGACCATTATAAAATAAGCGTTTGAACGTATCAATATGTGTTCCGCCATTAAATGCAGGAATATCATTTACAGTAGTGTGAACATATTCACCTTCATCTGCAAACTTTGATACTAGATAGAATGTACTATTGAAATTCTTATGATCAACTGATAACTTGATTACTTCCTTATCTAAGAAGTAGGTCTTTTCAATTGACTGTTTAACAAATACACGTTCGCCGTTGAATGAGAATTTAACACGAGGATGATTAGCAGCGATTTCATGCATACGAGCTTGAACAAACTCTAGAGGTAGCTTAGCGTTCTTGAATACATGCTTACTGAGTTTGAATTTAACTGTAGTACCTGTATGTCCGCCGTTCTTTGTAATCTTAGGTTCGTTTATTTGTAGTTCAGGAAAAAGTTCATCGCCTTCTTTAAAATCCTGTATAAACTTCTTACCATCACGATGTATTTCTAAATTAAACCATTCTGAGCAGTTAACAACTGTACTTGCGCCGATGCCATTTGTACCACGGACTTCTTGACGATCACCAAAGTTGCGACCTGCTCGTGCCTGTGTTAAGGCTAATGTAGCCTTGTGGATACGTTCACCTTCATCCCAGTCAATTGGAATACCTCTACCATCATCACTAACGCTAAACACCATTTCTTTTGGATCAAATGTTACATCAATCTTTGATCCGTTACGATGTCCTATTACTTCGTCTAGTGCATTATCTAGCAATTCTCTAAACGCACAATAAACAGCCGGTGTCCAGGTCAAGTCCTTGGGGAATAGTTTTTTACCATCCCAATGGACTATATTTTGAGTATGAGCAGTTCTACTCCCAAGGTACATTTCTGTACGCTTGCGGTGATGTTGATAATCGGTAAGTTTAATAATTTCTTCTGACATAATTGTAATTATACCTTAAACACGGTTGTTTTTATTAAATGTTACTTTCTACGGTTTACTTTGTCACGCAAAAAAATGAAGCGATGCTGTAACTGTACAACATCGCTTCGGGGTTTTCTTATAATTTTCTTCTAAAATTTCTATCATACTCTCGATCAATTCTACATACATATGTGGCTGATCGAACTAAAACAATTCATTACTAAAATATAATTTACATACTTGGATATTTCTTAATATTAAGCATGCCATATTACCAATTGTTAATAATTGATTGATTATACAGCATTGTTATTTATGCTTTATCTAATTCAATTATCTGTCAAGTTAACTTGCCTTTTTAACTACCATCATAGCTTGCAAAGGAATCTTTGTTTCTGGATTCTCGTTCCAACCTTTTTTTGCGTCTTCAGCTTCTTCCATTGTTTTAAAAACACCTAAAAGATCTACTGTTTTATCTGATTGCATGTGTACTAACAAATAATGTGCCGAGTCTGTCATTTTTAAGCCTTATTCAACTATTATCATCTGTCTTACCAGAAATTGATTTCATTAAATTGATATCATAGTCAATTAATCTAGATAGTGCTTTAACCGCATTTTCTTGACTTACACCGCCTGCGATCTTATCTCTTGACCACATAACATACTTAATTAGTGCGTTAATATCAAGTGCATTAATATCTTCAATTTTATTACTCATGAAATCACCTATTAATTTGGGAGATCTTCTGTCTTTTCTACAATAACCATATGTTCTAATGGAATTTTATTATCATTCATTTCGCCGTTATGCCATTTCATTTTTGTAGTTTCAGCGTCTTCCATTGTTTTAAATACACCTAGTACATCTGATGCAGCATTTGGTGGAGTATAAAGTAGTACGTAATATGTTGTTAATGCCATGTTGTGCCTTTATATAAAATGCAACTTTTCTGTTTCCAGGTAAGTTGCCAACCCATTGAAATTAAGCTGCTAGAGCCATTTCAAACGGAGCAACGTTGTCGTTAGCACCTATTAATTTTCTTACGTTAACGGAGTTTGCACCCGGTCATCTACTTCAGTCTTTATTCGCCTGTCGATCCTAATTTATGGCCCATCATAAACACACAGCACGATAATCCTACGGGTCACTTGGTTATCTAATTGCTACTACAACCTGTGTGCTTATGGTGGACCATCTGGGTACCGCCCCCAGGTCCAGTTCGTTTTATTTCACTGTTATCAACAATGACACGCTATTTATATACTAATATTTTGAAAAGTCAATCAACCCCAGTCAACCATTAGATGTATTCTATCAACTTCGGAATTGTTAATAACACTGTGTTCTTTTTGGTTGTTAATTTCAGTGAGTACTCCCAACTCTATATGGAATTCTGCACTATCTACTGTAAAGGTAACAGCAGGATCAGTTTGTATTGGGAGATGTATTCTTCTGCATTTAACCAAATGTTCTCCAAGATCAAAATGTTTACCTACGACACAGCCGGCAGGCAAATTTACCAGCATAACTCTTTTCGGACCGCCATATGGATGCATATTTCTTATAATCGAATATATTTCATCAAGTTCAGGACTGAATAAGTCTGTGTATTTTTTATTATAAATGTCATTTGCATAAGCAGGGACATTCTTCTCAGCTTCATTTAAAAATACAATAGTCTGAGATCCTCGTTGGTGAGAAAAAACCTGTCTACCTTTCCATGCTGACCAGTCATCATCTGTTAAAGATTTAACTTTTTCTAACAACTGGTCAACTGGATATTTTCCAAGTACCTCATATATTTCAGGTTTTACCGGACGCATCAACTAACTCCTAGTATCAAAGTCAACAGTCAGACTTGCACCGCCTGTTAGTTAACTGGAACCTTTTGCAGATTTGGGTGTCTTACTGTTTGCCCGCTTCCGACCAGAAACTGGTGCAGGTTCTTGACTGCTGACCTTTTCAACCTTGGGCTTCTTTTCAGCTTTGGGTTTTTCAACCTTGGGCGTGGGGTCGGCTTTTGGTTTTACTCTATTAATCTCTCGCCATCCGATATCTGTACGGTAGAAACTTTCATCCCACTTGATTTTATTAACAGCCTTATATGCTAGTTTCTGAGCATCTGTAATATTTTCAGCTAGGGCTGTAACATTTAATACTCGTCCACCTGATACTACAATATTGCCCTTCTGAACAGCAGTACCAGCATGAGTTACAACGACATTTTTGATAGCCTGTGCATCGCCGATACCTTCAATTACCGCACCAGTAACAGGTGTGCTTGGATAATTCTTAGCAGCCATTACAACTGTAAGTGCAGTTTTATTTGAAAAGGTTGTTGCTTGTTCTGTTAGATTACCTTGTGCTGCGGCAAACATCAGTTCGAGTAAGTCATCTTCTAATCGAGGAAGAACTACCTGTGCTTCTGGATCACCAAAGCGTACATTATATTCAATCAACTTTGGTCCATCTTTTGTTAACATTAATCCTGCATAGAGAATACCCTTAAAAGGTATTCCTCTAGAATTCGTCCCCGCAATTGTAGGTGTAATTATTTCTTTCATAACCCTAGCAGTCGTCGCAGCATCAACAATACCTGCAGGACTGTATGCACCCATACCACCTGTATTAGGACCAGTCTCACCTTCGCCTACTCGCTTGTGATCTTGTGCTGTACCAATTGGCAACGCAGTCTTACCGTCACTAATAACAAAGAACGATGCTTCTTCGCCTTCTAATACTTCTTCAATAAGAACACTATTATTTGCAGAACTAAAAATATCCATTATAGCAGCCGTTGCTTCCTTAACAGTTGCGGCAACTGTAACACCTTTACCTGCTGCTAATCCATCTTGTTTTACAACAATCGGAGCACCCTTCTTCTTAACATAAGCAAGTGCATCATCGGCGTTATTAAACGTTGCATAATCTGCTGTGGGAATCTTAAACTCCTTACAAAAGTCTTTACAAAATGCTTTTGAACTTTCAAGTTGGGCTGCTGCTTGACTCGGACCAAAAACTGTAATTCTTTCATTCTCTAAGTAATCTGTTAATCCTGCTGCTAGAGGTTGCTCAGGTCCGATGATTACAAGGCTAATAAGATGGGTACGACAGAAATTTAATATTTCTCTATGAGTTTCTAGAGGTATATTAAAATTAGTTGCAATATGTTCTGTTCCTGGATTACCAGGTATACAAAACAATTTAGACAATGACTTGCTCTTAACAAGTGTATTTGCTATGGCATTTTCTCTGCCGCCTGATCCTATTATTAGTACGTGCATAATTCCTCACTTAATTTTCTTCTATTTGGTTATCCTGTAAATTCTTTTTAGAAATTGCCATTAACAGATACAACCATGTAAATGTTGCCGCTGCAAGACTAGTTATTCCGCCTGTGTCGTATACGGGTGTTACTTCAACTACATCCATTCCTATCCAATTTAAATTCCATATATTTTCTAAACATTCCATAACAAACATACTAGATAGTCCGCCTATTTCTGGCTTACCAACTCCCGGTGCAAATGCCGGATCTAATACATCCATATCAATTGAAAGAAACACAGGGGTGTCTCCAATTATTCTAATTATGTTTGATATAATTGCATCAAAATTATGTAGTGAATATCTAGCTGTAAACACTGTACCGCCAAATGATAATAGATAACTTCTTCCAATCTCAGATGGCACAAATCGTGCACCTATATTAATAGTTTTAGTTGCATCTATTAAATTTTCACTCAATGCTGTAAACAACCAGCCACCATGTTCAGCTATATCGTCGTAATCCTTGACACTTTCGTCGCTATGAGCATCAAAACTTATCAATGCAAATCTCCCGTATTTCTTATTAAGAGCTCGCAACACTCCTAATGTAGTAGAATGATCTCCACCTAGAAATACAGGATGCTTTTGCCATGTTAGCACATTAGTAGTTGATGTTTCTATCTCTTCTAATATCTTTTCTGGCTTTCCGATACTAAGATCGATATCACCTAAATCATTTACATAATCTGTAATATCTGTAACAAATTTAGAATGTACTGTGGTAAGATTTAAACTTGCTTCTCTTATAGAACTGGGTCCAAATCTAGCACCCGATCTATGAGCAGATGCTGAATCGCTCGGAAGACCTATTACAGAAAATGGCAAAGATGAATCAGTTGACGTTTTACAAAATGTTCGTAAGCCTTGAAAAGACTTGTTTATCATTTAATTAACCCAGAGTCTGATGCAGAAGGAATAGCAATACCTGTTGTGTTATGGATATATCCTGCCTTGACATCTTCTCTACTTGCAACCATTGCAATGATATGATCTCTACGTAAAGGTAGTTTTTCGTCGCCTTCTGCACCTAGCATAAAAAATGGATACATTTGCAACCCAGGCTTACCTGTTCTTTCATCTACAGAAATATTAAGTAATAGTGGTTTAGTAACCGTTACTGTATTTGCATCTTGTTCAACTAACTTAGCTACAATTTCTTCGTTTGAAATAAGTTTCAAACAGATAACATCGCCCTTGGCAAAACCTTTTTCAATTAACATGTTGATTCCTTGTATTTGTAAACTCTAAATAATAGTTTCAAAGTATCAATTAATCAATCATTACACATATTGTCTTGCTGCACTGATAGCTGCATCTGGATTTGACCAAGAAAATGATTGCATACCAGATTTTGAAGGTGCATTTGGCAAAAGTAAAATATTTTTCTTTTCACCTCTACTATATGAAACGTGAACCCATCTACCTTCGAATATCAATTGTCTTATAGGTAATCCAGACTTAGCAGCATATGCAAATAATTCAAATGCTTGTTTTTTATTACCACCCTGCCAACAATCTCCTGCCTTACCGTACATATGTTCACTAGATTTACTTGCACCAGCTGTCTGAGAATTTCTAGCAGGTGATCTAAATCCACTACTGATAGTAAAATTATATCGTTCGCGCATAGGGTCTAACACATTTTGAGCTAATAGAACAAAATTCCATGCAATCTGTTTAGCAGTTATCCCGCCCCAACTAACAGGTGCCCATTTAATATCACGCAAATAAAAATATTTACTAATTTGTAAACTATAAATCTGTGAACCAGGTGGAGGATATGCTTGTGCATCTGGTAAATCACTATACTTTATATACTTAGGATTACCATTATCACCACTTGCCGGCGTAGGAGACTGAGGAGGGGTAGTTACAGTTCCTGTAGTAGGTGTGGTAGATGTATCACCTGTAGGTGTAGTGGGGGACACACCTCCGCTACCAGGCGATGTACCACCTAAACTTGCATCATCCGGATCGTCAAAATCACTGCTACCGTTTTGCCAACTCTGTAAATATCTGTTATGTGCTGTTTCACCTGCATCTGATGCAGAATAAATTGTAGTACCTCCCGAGTCACCTGCTGCAGGTGTACCATCGTTAAATGCACCTGCCGGCGGTCTCCAAAGTGCTACTGGTACTTTATTAGCAAAAACATTTGGACTATAATAAACATCTGTTTGACAAGATGGAGGATTTACTGGCATTTTTTACTCCGATAATTATATACATATTTATTGTAGAAATACGATGATTTTAGGTGTAAATAACATAGCATATAATGAGGTTACCCCATGGCAGATCCAACAAAACTTCCGACAATTCACGTAGGCGGCGATGTAATTAATAGATCTAAAACACAACAGAAACCCAGTTCTAAATTTGCCCAACCCGGCCCTGGATCAGACGACACTGCAAAAGCGTCTCCTAAACCAGGAGTAACTGTTAAAGCAAAACACGTAAAAGCTGAAAAAGTACATGCGTATCAACACGTAATATATTCAAAACCGGGTAAAGATAAAAATAAGCACGGCAAAACTGTTGCATATGGTTCATTAGAATTTGCAGATGGCGAGTTACACTTTAAAGACGACTCTGGTAGCAAATACAAAATCCATATGAGCGAAACAAGAGGACCGACACAGGTTGACAATGCTAATGCAATATCAGATGATAAATCCGACACAACTCCTAGACAGTCTAATCCGCCGGGATCTGGTCGTGCCGGCCCTAGTAATATTGGAGATACAGGACAAGGTTCAAGAGCAGCACAAGCAATGAATTATTTTCAAAGCCAAGGATGGTCTAAAGCACAGGCTGCAGGTATTGTTGGTAATTTACAAGCAGAATCAGGTAAAAACTTAGCTACAAACTTATCAGGAGATAATGGTCAAGCATATGGCGTCGCTCAATGGCACCCAGATAGGCAAGCAAACTTTCAACGAGTAATGGGTGTAAATGTCAGACAAGCGTCTTTTGCACAACAATTATCATTTGTTAATTACGAACTGAACCATTCAGAATCCAAGGCTGGCGGCATTTTAAGATCTGCTACAGATGCAAGAAGTGCGGCATCTTTATTTGATCAATACTACGAACGATCATCCGGTGCTGCCAGAGGCTCAAGAATGAATAATGCCTCTAGTCTAATGGGAGAAAATACTGCTAATGCAGGTACGCCGGATAATACACCAGGAGCTGGCAGCGATTATGGATCCGGTGCAACCCCTGAAGGTCAGCGAGGTACTTGTATATCTGGATCGGGTGCATCTGGCGACGGAACTAGCAGCAATTATCAAGCGCCAGTATCACAACCTTCTACTCTTCCGGGGTTGCCGCCTGACACCATGGATTTACAAAAAGCCATGGAAAATATGAATCCCGCAGGGTTAGTTGGGCAAATTCAAGAATTAACAAAATTAACTAAAGAAATTAATAATATTACAACAACTATTGCACAAAACTTACCAGGTGCACCGTATAGTTTTATTACTTTAGCAGCTCAATTGGTTAAACAATTAGGTACGGTAGGAAACGGATTAACAGGTATTTTAGGTCAATTAGATCCAAGTGTAGAACACATATTGGAAAGTAATATTAAGTTACCTGATATGTCAGCAATGACCGATCAAATAAACAAGGTTATGTCAGCATTAACACCAGAGCAGTTCTTGAACAACTTGCCCGGATCTCTTTCGCCTGACGGTCTTATTGCATCAATTGCAAAAAGTGATCCTACGTTGATGGCAGGTCTTCAAAGTGTAACTGGGCAATTACAAAATGCTCAAGGAGCATATGATCAAGCCAGTAGTGCTGTAACAGGGATGGTTAGTCCACAAAATGCTATAGATATTCCTCTGCCGCCTAGCAGACCAATAGATTTAGGAACTACAGTACCGTTACCGCCTAGCAGACCTGCAAATTTAGGTACAATAACCGATACAGGCACTCCTACATCAAGTGGAATAGTTGCAGCTAGTGTACCAGCTAGTAGCGGTATAGTTGCTGCAAGTGTAAATCCAACAATTGCAACCGTTGCAACATATGACGCACCGATTAATGATCAAATACAACTAGAAGCAGTTGATACCCCTGTGATCAGTACATTTGTTGATGAGCCTGTTAGTGTAGAACCTATACCAATTCCATTAGAAGACCTGGGACGAATTAATGTAACAATTGATCTCGATTCTGATATAACAGATGATGTTTGGAATTCTCTATTAGAATATACTCAAGCTATAACCAGCCCCAATTCACAGGAAAAAGCATGGTTTATTAAAACTATAATAAATCGTAGTAAGAAAACAGGATTAGGTATTTTAGAAACTTTATCACAGTTTTCTGAAAATTTAGTTATTAATGCTGTTAGTCCGGAGGATAAAGAAGCTATTGGTAACTCAATTATAGAATGGTTTAGTGGTATTCCAAAGAACAACTATTTCTTTGATCCTATTAAAGATGGAGCACTTGATACTCAGCCACCTAAACGTAAAGGTGTTACAGGGATACGAATAGGTGACTGTTTTGTATATCCGGGCGCTAGATGGCCTTAATTGATGTTCCAAAAAGAGGCTAGTTCAGTATACCCACCGATATAGTTATTATCGAGCCATATTTGAGGAACTGTTTTTGCGTTTGGTACACGTTCAAGAAGTTCTTCACGGGTAGCTGATCGCTGATTAGATTCAAGAATAGTACTGTCCTCAATACCTAGGAGGACTTCGTTGTACTCTACACCCTTTATATTAAATAGATTCTTAGCCTTTACACAATACGGGCAATTAGGTTTTGTCCAAATTTCTGCTTTCATTTTACTCCCTTACGATCTTTATGTTTAGTGTGTATTAAGTTGCCTGCCGCATCCTTATCTATCCATACCGAGTCCGGCGGAGGTTCGACCCCGGCATAATCATAATGCCATGCCCATTTTGTAACATATGCTACTGTAGGCGTTAAACATCTTTTTATGGGTAACTTACTTTGTTTAACAGCTTCCCAAAAATATCTATCACTCCATAACCGCTGCGAAGGATCAACTACCCAATAAGTTAATAAATGTAATGCAGCAGCGGTTAAAAACATGCTGTTAGTATCTACCATGTTTTCGCCGTTGCTTTCGACATTATCGACATATAATCCTTTACCATCTAATGCATGTATTCGTCTTGTTGCAATTGCTATAGGCACATTATTAGATATCACAGTATTGACCATACATTCAACATGGTCGGGTTCATACCAATTATCTGCATCTAAAAACGCAACCGCATCATATCCTCTACTAAATGCAGAAATTGCAGCTAATGCTCTTGGTGTTGCACCTGCATCATTATGACTGTATGGTAATTCAAAATGTTCAACATCCCACCCTTTACAAATAGCTTTTGGATACCCATCTGCTATCATAATGTGTGTTGTATCTTTGTATGTTTGATTTTTAACGCTATCTCGGCATCTAATCAAAACATCTAAGCTCTCTTTATAATATGGAGTAACTACCGCAACTCTCATTAGAGAGACATGCCCTTAAATGAGTCTGCTGTTGCGTCTTTCTTAACTCCGCCAATAACATACGATGTTATAGAGGTTTCTTGCGGTGCAACTTGTACATCTGCACCACTGATCCACTTCTGTGTCCATGGTAGAGGGTTTGAACCGCCCTTGTAATTTGTTGGTAATCCAATAGCAGTCATACGCTTGTGAGCAAGCCATTCAATATACTCTGTTAACAATGTTTCGTTTAGGCCGATCATGCTACCATCTTTGAAAAGATAGTTAGCCCATGCCTTTTCCTGATTAACAGCATCTTCAAACATCTTTACACATTGATCGCGAGTTTCGTCTCTAATCTGTGCAAACTCTGGATCATCTTGCGGAAGTACTTTTAGTAACTGCTGAGTACCTGCTAGATGCAAATTCTCATCACGAGCAATGAACTTAATAATTTTAGCATTGCCTTCCATCTTCTTACATTCTGCAAATGCCCAAGAACAAGCAAAACTTACATAGAATCGAATACCTTCTAGTACGTTAACACTCATAAGAGCTAACCAAAGATCCTTCTTATGCTTGTAAGGGCTGTATAAGTCGCCAATGTTTGATTGATGAATATAATTTCTACCAAGTGTAGAATAGCTGTTTGACTTGATCAATTCATCATAGTACTTACTAATGTCTGTAGCACACTGAGATATCTGTTCAATATCCATCATTTCGTCAAATACAACACTTGGGTCCGGATATACATTTCGAATAATATAAGTGTATGATCTTGAATGAATTGTTTCGCTAAAAGTCCATGTTTGTATCCAAGTCTCCAATTCTGGTAACGAGCAGATAGGGCCGAACGCAAGTGTAGGTGCACGACCTTGGACAGAATCTAATAGTATCTGACGCTTCAAATTACTAGTAAAAATATGTTGCTCATGATCTGTTAATTGTTTGAAGTCTTTAGCATCACGATAGATTTCTACTTCTTGCGGTTGCCAAAAGAATCCAAGCTGACGCTCAGTAAGCTTATCTAAAAATGCGTACTTTTGCTTATCGTACCTTGCGATAGCTACAGGATCATCAAAGAATGCTTTGACCTTGGTACGGTCCTTATTGTTGCTTGAATCAAAAACACTGTACTGCATCTATTGTATCCCTTTTAGATTTTGCATGAATCGCAATCGTCGTCGTCTACTTCACCTTGGGCCAATTCTGGTAGCTTCATATCAAGTTCACCTGCACCATCTGCTGTATTGTAATAGTACAAGGTCTTTCCGCCCCACTTGTAATGAAGAAGTAGGTGTTGAAGCATCTCGCTCATTGGAATTTGCTCGTCAGTGTAATACTTAGGATTATAGCTTGTGTTAACTGAGATACACATGTCTATAAACTTCTGCAATACTGCACAGATCTTTAGGTACCCTAATGGACTTCTTTGATCCCAAAGCAAATCATACTTGTTTTTGAGTCTACGAATTTCCGGAACAACCTGCTTAAGAACCCCGTCTTTACTCTGCTTAATCGAAATTAGGCTTCGTGGTGGCTCAATACCGTTTGTGCTGTTACTAACCTGACTAGATGTCTCGCCGGGCATAAGCGCCATAACAGTTGAGTTACGAACACCGTATTGTTTAGCATCTTCTCTTAGAGCATCCCAATCCATGTGATAGACAGCAGGAGTTAACTCGTCAACATCCCTCTTATAAGTGTCAATTGGCATGATACCCTGAGCATACCTAGTCTCGTTTGATCGTAAGCAAGCACCTTTTTCTTTAGCAAGATCAACTGATGCTTTGATTAGATAATAACTCCATGCTTCGGTGAACTCATGTATCTTAGCAAGACCTTCTTGTGTAATATCTTGATAAGTTAAATCATTCTTAGCCAACCAATAGGCAAGATTGATAATACCAACCCCTAATGGACGACGATCCATTGTTGCTAACTGTGCTGCTACAACAGGATAGTTCTGGTAGTCAAGTAGTGCATCTAGTGCTCTAATTGCAAGGGTACAAGGCTTTTCAAAATCACTTGGTTCCTTAACACGACCCCAATTAATTGCGCTAAGAGTGCAAAGTGCAATCTCGCCATTTGGATCTCTAATGTCATTAAGAGGTTTAGTTGGTAGTGCAATTTCCGCACACAAATTACTCTGTCTAATTGGTGCTATTTCCTTAATAAATGCACCGTGGTCATTGGTATGATCTACATTCATTAGATAGATTCGACCAGTATCCTTACGTTCCTGCATAAATGAACTGAATAATTCAATAGCAGGTACTACCTTCTTACGTAGCTTTGTTGAACGCTCATACTTCTCATACAGCTCGCGGAACTTTTCTGTATTAGTAAAGAATGCATCGTATAAGTCTGGGACATCGTGCGGCGAAAATAATGTAATGTTGCCGCCGGCAATTAGACGCTCATACATGACCTTATTAAACTGTACACCATAATCCATATGACGGATTCTATTATCTTCAGTACCTTTATTATTCTTAAGAACAATCAAATCTTCTACTTCAAGATGCCATAATGGATAATACAAAGTAGCTGCACCACCGCGAACCCCACCCTGCGAACAGCTCTTAACTGCACTTTGGAAATGCTTATAAAATGGAATGACACCTGTATGACTTGCATCGCCGTTACGAATTGGACTATTAATAGCACGTATACGACCTGCACCTACTCCGATGCCTGCCTTTTGACTAACATACTTAACAATAGCACTTGCTGTAGCATTAATACTGTCTAAACTATCGTCTGTTTCGATTAGAACACAACTTGAGAACTGCTTCTGAGGAGTTCTAAGTCCTGCCATAATTGGAGTTGGTAGGCTAATATCAAACTGACTAATAGCATCGTAATAATCTTTAACCCATTTTAGTCGTGTAGCAGTTGGATACTCACGGAATAGTGTCATTGCGATTAGCATATAAGCTACTTGAGGTGTTTCGTAAATCTGTCCTGTTACACGATTCTTAACAAGATATTTGCCACGCAACTGT